AAACGTATCACAAAGGCAATGGCAGAAGCCGCCGCACACGAACTGGCCAAGATTGCTTTCGACAAGAAGGTAGAGAAGGCAGAGAACGATCTCCAGCAGCTCGCAGAGCATTTCGTCCGTAAGTACATTCCGGAAGAGGTGCGCGAGGTAGGAGTGACCTATGTTGAAGCCTATGACCACGAGAGTAGAGCCGAGTTTACCACAGAAGGTAATGGTGGCTACAACTACAAGTACGTCAGACTGTCCTACGAGCATCCGAAGTTCAAGCGCATCCAGCTTTCGATTGAGGATTGGCGCTCTCTCGAGAAGGCCGACAAACTTCTTCGCGACATGCAGGATGCTCGTCGTGACTACGACTATGACGTGCAGACAGCTCTCTTCAATCTCCGCACAGAGCGAAACGTCACAGACCAGTTCCCCGAGGCCCTGCCGTTCCTCAACTTCACAGCATGCACCGCCCTGGCACCGAACCTGACTCCGCTACGTGCGCTTCTCAATCAGAATCTCTAAGTCTCTCTATGCTGCAACACCGTTGCAGCAACTATCAACCAAATCAAGACGAATATGACTGAAATGACTTACCTGCAGCAGTTCCAGCAGCTAAAGACGAAGTACGCCGACGCGCTCTTCCTCTTCCGCTGTGGCGACTTCTACGAGGCTTATGGCGACGATGCCGAGGTTTGCTCAAAGGAGTTAGGTATCACGCTATCCAGCGTGGACGATATGAGATTCTGGCCGGAAGACCGTCTTGTCTCATTTCCCCATCATGCTCTCGATGCGTACCTGCCGAAACTAATTCGCAACGGCCACCGCGTGGCCATCGTCGACCAACTCGAAGACCCGCGTAAAACAAAGCAACTCGTCAAACGAGACAGCCTCTAATTGTGCAAGTTATTGTTCAGGTTATTGTTCAATTTTTGAACAATAACCTGAACAATAAAATGCAGTGAAATATCAACTTATTGTTCAAATTCTGAACAATAAAACTCTCGTCTCGCGCGTGCGCGATAGTTACTCTATAGAATATAAATAATTATAATATATTTATATATCGGTCGAAATTCAAAATTAAAATCGTAAATTTGCATCTGAAATTCATCAAAAAATGAACAAGTTCGCACTGTTCCTTTGGTGGTGTACCATCATCATCCTCTTTACTGGCTACCTCGGCTTCCTGCTGACGGTGGTCATCGCATCTGTTATCATCTTACTCTACCTGCTTTTCTACAAGTATCTCCTTCATCGGCAATGGCGAAAGGAGCAGCGCGACTATCTCGACGCGCTCTTTCAATACGAGAACCGTGAGGAATACGAGCGTAAGCGTCAGGAGTACATCGACAATTGGGGTAAAGACCCAGGCTCCTACGACGAGCGACGCGACCGGCTCAAACGTGAGCTGGCTAAAATCAAGTAGTCTCTTTAGGGTTAGTGCAGCGAGGTTCGTACTCGCTGTAAACCCACCAAGTTTAACCAAACCCTAAAGCGTATGAAAGAAATCAAGTCTCTGTCTTTCGAGGAAAACAAGCGCTATCAGGCAGCTATCGTCAAGGGCTATTTCGACACCTACGACGATGACCCGCGAGCATGGCGCCACTCCTTCCTCGGAACATTCATTTGGAAGCATCCTACGCGCATACCCACCTTCGACATCTTTGCTGAGGTCGTTGGCCACTTGCCGACGTGGGCAGACATCACGGACCAAAATCTGCGCGAACTTCAAGAGGCTATGGCCAAGCGCTATTGCGCCAACACGTGCAAGAACCGCTTCGCTGAGTTGAAAGCTATCATCAATGAGTATGCCGACGAGCAGCCAATGGCCACTCAGAAGTTCAAGCGCATCCTCGTGGCAAAGAGCGAACCGTCTCAGGCGGTCTATCTCAACACTCACGAGATTGCAAAGATTCTGGACTATCCTCCGCTCACCGATATCGAGCAGTATGTGCGTCGCATCTTCCTCATTGAAGCGCTCACAGGTGCTCGTAACTGCGACTCTGTGCGTCTCTCGCTGGAGAATGTTGACTTCGAGAAGGAACCGCCGCTCATAACGTACTTCTCTCAGAAGGTTCGTAAGAACGTCCATGTTCCCATGCACACCTCGCTTCACGCCATCCTCGCTGAGAAGGTGGAGTGTCCTGCGCCGTGCCTCGACACCTTCAACTCCACGTTGCGCACCATCTGTCAGCGGTGTGGCATCAACGAGCGCGTCACAATCTTCCGACGCGGCAAAGAGACGACAGACGAGAAATGGCGCTATGTCAGTTCTCACACTGGCCGACGCTCTTTTGCCACTAATCTCTTCATGCAGGGAGTTGACCCTTACGAAATCTCTGAGTATATGGGCCACTCTTCTCCGCAGATCACTATTCAGCGGTACATCATCGGACACAAGAACACGTCCGACGCTGCCATCCGCTTCTTCACAAAAGAATTATGAACTACCAAAACGACACAACCTACTCGTTTGAGGAAGGTAAGACCTTTAGCCTCGACACGCTGCCGAAGAATGCGTTACTCGTAGTCTTCGACGACTCTTTCATCATCACGCATGGCATGAGCCGAGCAATCAATAAGGCAATGGCTGGCCACGGCACGGTGCTCACACCTGCCGAGGCCGCACAGCGCTTTCCTGACCGCTTCTCCGTCAAGCAGCACAACGTCTCTGTTCTTCTCTCAGAAGCACAGTACAAGTATGCAAAGATTCGTGGAAAAGGCTCGCCTGCTAAGTACATTCGCGATTTTATTGACATGGATATGAACTTAAATCCCATCAAGCCAATGAAAACATGACAAAACAAGAACTTCTCAGCGAACTGCAAGGTATCTTCGCTGACGCGGAAGCAGGCACCGACCTTACAAACATTGAGCATCGCCTCTCTATCGCCGCCACGAAAGTGGACGCGCTGATAGAGTCAGGCAATGCTCCCGAAGAGTTTACTCGCTTCCTCACAACTACGCTCGACGCTATCAGAACTGCCATCGGCAAAGACCCCGACAAGGCCCACTTCTACATCAAGGCTTTGTCCGAACTTGTCAGAGGCAACAATGATGCTGCCGAGGATGCGCTCGACCGATTCTCCGTCGGTCAGTTCCTCAAAGAGAATGGGCTGATATAGTCAGCCCTTCCTCTTTTTCTCCAGACGCTTCTCATACTTCTTCATGGCATCTACCACGGTGTTGTCAAGGAGCTTCGCGTAAGTCTCTCGCGTCTGCTTGGTACTTGAATGGCCCAGCACACGCGCAATAACCTCCATATCCACGCCGCCGTCATTCAGCAGCATCGTAGCGCCTGTGTGGCGCGCCCAGTGGGTCGTTATCGGCTTGTCTATCCCTGCCGCCTGAGCCACGAGTTTCAGATACTCGTTGTACTTCACGTTACTCAGCAGGGGCAGCTTGCCGCCGTACTTCTTCAAGACGTTCTTCGCTCCTTTCAACAGCAGGAGCGTAAACTCCACGCCAGTCTTTCCTCTCTTCGCCGTATAGACGCTCACGTCAGAGCACAAGGCATCTTCGCCGCCTTGGATGGAAGAGAGGTCGAAAGCAACCAAATCGACGTAACTCAGACAAGTGTACGTCTGGAACACGAATAAGTCACGCACCCTTTCAAGGCTCTCTGTGCCCATCGGTGCGCGCTCCAAGCGCCTGAACTCTTCCAAGGTGAGATACTTCTGCAGACCGCAGCTCTTCTCCTTCTCTATGTGAAGCCACTTGTAAGGGTTCCGTTTCAGCATCCCTTCATCCATAGCATCAAGAATGAAGCTGTTCATGAAGCGGTGGTAGTTGTTCCACTTCGAGTAGTTCTTCATCCCTGTCTTCGCCAGGTCTTCATCCATCTTCATGATGTTCCTGTCCGTCACGTCGCTGAAGAACACAATGTGACCCCACGCTCTGAGCCATTTCAGAAAACGATCGTAGCGGTCTGCCGTGTCGGCACTCTTGCCATACACGCGCACCTTCGCCCTGTCTTCACAGAAGTCCACGAAGAGCCGCTTCTCCCTCGTCAGGGCCTCCATCCTGCTCGGAATCTCGTCAAGGTTCAGCGCTCCGGCATCCATCATGGCGTTCACCACCTTGCGCGCTTTCACCATGATAGCGTCAAGGGCAGCGTTCAGTTCCTTCGCATCCACACGGTTCGTCACCGTTCCATTATGCCAATGCTTCGGGAGAAGGCGAATGCCTGTTGACATCCACTTGGCCCTGCGCTCAAACGTCACTCGCAGTTCTACGACTGCTTCTCTCTTACTGGAAGCGATATGCCTCCTGTCATACACGAAAGTCAGAATTGGTACAATCATAATCGAATAAATTTTATTGTTAATAATCAGTAAAATGTTCCTTTTTTGTTCCGTCTGCCACACTATCGCGTCATTTTCCACGAAAGTGTAAAACATTGCCCCGAAAGGTGTAAAACATGTGTAAAACATTCCGTCCGCATGAATGATTATTTATCATCATAAATCTACGTCCGTTCAGAGAGGTCTCTATCCCCTTATTAGGCTAATACTCAACCCATTAAGGACACCCAAAACCTATAAATAACTGATTATCAACAACAAAAGAAGGAAGCCGTTTTGCGACTTCCTTCTTGTTTCAGCGGAGAGTGAGGCTCCTTTCTGCGGAAGGTGAGGGATAATCTCACGAGTGCTCTTCTACGCTGATAATCAGTCGCTTATCTCCGACTAAGGGTTCAACCTATTATTGGGGTGTAAAACATTTGTAAAACACTATTTCACGCGTTCATAGTTATATTGGAACGGATGACCATCAACTCTCTCGAAAGTTAAATGGTCTGCGTCCTCTTCATGTACGCTATACGAGCCTTCTCCGTCAATATAGAGAGAGCAATACTCGTACTCGTAGTAGTTACCGTGACCGCCCATCATTTCGCCAACACTCTTTCTGACAGAAAGCGAATACGGAACAGAATCGTTCATCATGCCGTCAGAGGAAAACTTTATAGTCTTTCCCCAGACACCATAATGCTCTTCACTCGTCTGCCATGTGCCGACGAGTATCTGCTTGAAGTGAGCAAGGTCAACCTTGTTCACCACATCGTCGTTGCCGTCATCGTCACCGCATCCGACGAAGGCAAAAGCCATCAAAGCAAAGATTAGCCATTTCTTCATATCAAAAAACTCTAACTAAACCTACAACCAAACTGACTGAGTAAACATCTTCCCCAGGAACGAAGAACTCAGGGTACTGCTTATTGTCAGATACACACCGAAATCCATTCTCCCCTTCATACAGTCTCTTGACGACAATTCCCTGCGAGGTGAACAAAACGTGAGGTTTTCCCCATTGAACGAAAGCCTTCTCGTTCACTTTCAGGCAGGCTATCTCGTCGCCACTACGAAACTCTGGCTCCATGGAGTCGCCACGTACGAAGATCGTGAAGTCATAGCGAGGCATCTGTGCTATCACAGGCATTGGCTCGCTATACTCTTCTATGGCTTCTGATAATGTACCCGCGCAAGCGTATGTGAGAATACGCGGGCGCGTGTCCTTTTCAGACACATTCCCGCAGAGCCAGTCGAGACTCACATCAAAAACATCTGCAACCTTCTCGGCGAGAGGCATGACGTTCTTCTTGCCGCTCAGCATCTCTGAAATCATGGAGTCGCTAAAGCCTACCATCTTGGCAAGCCCTTTCTGATTCAGATTCCTGCTGGTGAGCAAGGCTTTTATGTTCTTTGAAACCTCGTCTTTGTTCATAGGAATATGTTTAATTGTGTCACTTTTTTCAAAAGTTTGTTATTATTTCGCTGATATTTCTCGATTAGCGAATTATAATTCTTATTTTTGCAAATGGTTTCGCAAACGAACTCGTAACGGATGCGTCCGCAATCAATCTTGGGTGCAAAGATACGCATTTATCATCATTCGTATGCATATTCCTGCGAATAATACGCGAATAATAACAAAATTTGGCAATAAAACGTGAATAATTAACAAATAAATACAAAACGATGAAAGCAAAAAGAAAACCCATCATCCAAGTGCCGCACGGCAATGTAGATAAAATCTGCAAGGCCGTCCGATGCAGACGTACCGCCGTTTACGACGCGCTGGCATTTAAGACCAACTCAGAACTGGCCAACCTCATTCGCCAGACTGCCATCAGTACATACGGTGGCGTGAAGACTACGAAGCTCATCATGTCATAACATGGCTCTCGTCATTCTCCTGACTGTCTGCATAGCAGGAACAGTCTATCTCAGAAAAGAAATCAGTTACCTGTCTCAAAATTTATGGAAATAGAACTCTCACCAAAGTCAATCAGTCTGCTTGCCGACGCTCTCGCTCCACGTGTCGCCGTCATCATCATGCAGAAGATGAACGAAGACCCGATGAAGGAAGAGTGGGTTGACACAAGAACAGCAGCAAGGATTCTCGGTATCAAGCCCAATACATTGCGTAAGAATATCGACAAGTACACTCACGTCAAGTCCGGCGACAAAAGGCAGGGACATTTGCTCTTCCTACGCTCCGAACTCATAAACGCTTTCGCAAAATGATACTACCAGACCCATTCGCAGGATGGACGAAACGAGAGAAGAGAGACTTCTGGCTCTCATTCTTCTTCACCGTCGTCGGCTGCACAGCATTATTCACAATTCTAATTATCACCGCCCCATGAGCAAAGCAAAAGCACTTGAACGGATGAAGAAAAGCAGTCCGTCAACCTACAACAAAGTAAAGGCGCTTATCGAACAGCATGAGTGCCTGTGGAACCTACCCTTCGACAAGTTCCAAGAGCTGTGCGGAAAGACACTCCGACAGTTGGTCAAGGAAGGACACTGCAAGAAGCCGTTGTCCGAAGATGTTCTCAGGGCCAAACACGTACTGGCCATCTAACGGCTCTTCGCCGTCGCTGCTCCTGCAGCACATTCGCTCTTTGACTTATTGATACAACAAAGGAAGGATGAAACGCTTATGCGGTTCGGTATGTCCGAAGTGGATGCACGTTCTGATTACTTACTATTTGCGGCTACAACTCTTAGGCCAGCACATGACACAACAGAACGCCACGACTTGGGTTGCGCCAAGCGCCGCAACACGGATGGTTAGTTCAGCAGGTAGAACGTCGGTCTCCAAAACCGAATGTCGGGGGTTCGAGTCCTCCACCATCTGCAAGATTCGCAAAGAACTCATAAATGATACCTATGGCTCTGGCGAGAGCCGAAAAACCTAAACCCACCCTTTCCTCTCGTGAGAGCCGGAAGGGTTTTCAATAAACGACAATTCACCCTATTTATTCACATAAAATCATTCAGCATGAAAGATTCAACAAACATCAAGATGCAGCTCCTTGAAAAATATGGGGATGCAAGTTGCATGGAGTCTGTGGACTTCTGCCGTGCGGCCTATCGGTTCATTACCGAAGAAGATGATGCCGCAACACCTTCTACAGAACAGCATGACATTGTTTCTGCTCCAGCCCACGTACAGGCTATAGACCTTGGCCTGCCGTCAGGAACTCTCTGGGCCGATCGTAACGTAGGTGCCAAGTCACCCGAAGATTACGGAGCCTTCTTCTCGTGGGGAAACACAGAACCTCTCTACCCTGTAAACAGTGGAAATGACTGGGGCGACGGTGATGATGTTTTCGCTGAGGAATGTGCTTTCACCGAAGACAACTACAAGAAGACTGAGGGCTACAAACTGAAAGGCAACATCGACCTCTCTCACGACGCAGCACGTATAAACATGGGAGAACCTTGGCTGATGCCTACATCAGAGCAGTTCCAGGAACTCTATGATAACTGCACTTGGATTCGCAAGACGGTCAACGGAGTGAACGGCTACTTAGTAACGTCGAAAATCAACGGCAACTCCATCTTCTTCGCGTGTGCGGGGTATTGTTATGGTACGTCGCTCATCAATCGCGGGTCGTACGGCTACTACTGGTCGTCCACGTACTACTCTGCCACGAATGCGCGCCGCTTGGTCTTCGGTAGTTCGTATGTCCTTCCTCAGGACGACTACTTTCGGCGCTGCGGCTTCTCTGTGCGGGCTGTTCAGAAGTTGCCTAAGAAGTAATCACACATTCTTTCACGCCCATGCCGATTACCGCCCTCCACAAGAGGGCGCGGCATGGTCGGAAAGAATGTCATCCAACCGTGGCAGAAAGTCCGTAAAATGGTGCGACGGATAAGTAAGTTTGGCCTGAGCGAGGTTCGAGTCCTCCTGCCACGACCAACAATTCTTTTAAGAATATGAACTACAAGGAACAAAAAGCAGAATGGTTGCGCAAGCATCCGAAAGCAACAGCGGAAGAAGCCTACGAGGCAGGTTATCAACAGTCAACAGACAACTGGTGCCGACGTGAACGATGACGGCTCTCGACATTCTCTTCAATCTGCGTCAGCAACGACGCGACGCGCACATCCAACCTGACTTCGTTCCGGAAAATACTCTGTTCAGAGCGCTTGATGGTGCTTCCATCGAGAACCCCAAGCAGCAACTCAACGAGGCGTTCCAGCAAGGAAAGATTCGTCTTCACCGAACTATCAACGGACGCTCCGTAGAACTCATTGACTGAATTTCCCCCAATCAATCTTTATACGATTAACAAAGGAGTAAAACCTCTCGCGACGAGCCGTTTACTCAGGTATATTTATTCGTGAAATTCATAAACCAATGGATGCCACCTGTGAAGGCCGCATCCATTTTTCTCCAAGCAGTCTCTCACTCGGCGGCATTTCCGCTGAGTACACATAACCCCAAAACACAAGATTATGAAGCAAAAGAAAAAGAAATTCTCGTCAGTCGAGAAAATGTTGCCGCTAATCCAGCAGCTACAACAGACCCATTCCAGAAGGTGTGATGCATTTTGGATTCACACAAGAGCAGAAGACGGACGTTTCTGGATAGACGTTACCGTAAACAATGATGGACTCGCCTTTGCCGACTTTAGTTTCTACAATTTCGACAAGGCAGAGACACTTGAACGTAAATACAACCGACTCTGTGATTATCTCAAACAAGTTTAATTTCTAAAACACTCGCTTATGAAATTCGTAGTTTCAAAGAAAGCACTCGAAGAGGAAATCAAAGCCCTCTCGAAAGTCATCAACAAGAAGAACGCGCTGCCCATCCTCTCGGACTTCGTGCTCGAAGTAAAGAACACCACGCTTATCGTTATGGCATCCGATGGTGAAATCTGTGTGCAGACACAGGTTCAGCTCTCCGAGAATGAAGGTGGCGACGGTATCTTCTGTCTGCCACAAGAGGACATCACCAACGCCCTCAAGCAACTCTCTGAACAGCCCATCACCATCGAGGCATCGCTGGAACTGGGCAACTGTACGGTCACTCATTCCTCTGGCTCCTTCTCGTTCATCTGTGAGTCTTCCGACGAGTACCCCAAGCCTCACTTCCCATCGCCTGAGTCCACGGCCATCAACATCGACACCGAACAGGTAAAGAAAGCCATCGCCCGCTCTCTCTTCGCAGTCGCTCACGACGAGTTACGACCAGTAATGAACGGCATCCACTTCAACTTCACCAAGGAATATACCGACGTGGTGGCATCCGACGGTCACCGACTCATTCGCAACCGCGAGTATGGAGTCATCGTTGACTATCCCGCCTCGTTCATCATGCCTGCCAAGGCTGCAAAGTTCATCAACACCGCTCTCGGCAAGGATGGTGGTCAGGTGACATTCCAGTTCGACGACAACAACTGTGTGGCCACCTTCGACTCTACAACGGTCAACTTCCGACTCATTGAGGGCCGCTATCCTAACTACGATAGCGTCATTCCAAAGAAGACCAACCACGACGCAGTGGTTGACCGCCTCTCATTGATCAACGGCCTGCAGCGCGTCAGCCCCTTCGCCAACGAGTCAAGCAACCTCATTAAGTTCACCTTCAATGACAACGTGCTTACACTCGACGCTGAGGACTTCGACTTCTCACGCACAGCAACAAACCGCGTCGCCTGCGACTTCTCTGACAAGCAGCTCGCCATCGGATTCAAGGGTGCCAGTGCCATCGAGATTCTTAAGAACCTCACGGCTCCCGAGGTCATCTTCAAGATTGTCGACCCCTCACACGGCTGCATCATCATCCCCAACGACGATGACATCACCGAAGAGGAAATCACCGCTCTGCTCATGCCAATGCTTATCAACGACTAAGCCCATGAACGAGCAGAAGACCACAGTGCCCTGTGCATCAGCGCAGGGTTTTCCTCACCATCCTGGCTCTTTCAAAGAGCATCGCCAGTATTACTATCGTCGTCATGGCCGTTACTTCGAGATTATGAAGTCCGACCCGCCATCACCTAATGGCGTAATGACAGCATCACCGCTCTATCCCAACGAGCGCTATCTCTCTCAGCAGGAAGCCAGTCGCCGAGTGTATGAACTCAACGGCTGGCCTCAGAAACAAGAAAGCAAACCAATCCATCTTTAGTTTTTATGACAAACATCTTAGAACAGCTCAAAACCATCGAGCACAACAAGATTCCTGACCTCGCTCGTGACAAGTTCATCGAGGTTTACACTCAGAAGTATGGCGCTCAGAACGCCGAGGCCTTCTTCGAGGAACAGCGTGGCTTCTTCCTCGCCGAAATGACATCAGGCTCATACAAGAACCTGCTGGCCGCTGCCACTGGAACAAGTATCTACTTCGCATTCCTCTTCCTCGCCATCAACAACCTCTCACTCGAAAAGGGTCTCTCTACGACCTGCTACCTCGAATGTCGCTCACAGAAGATTGGCGAGAAGCCTGATCCAAACGGTGGCCGTCCGCAAGCAGTCTATGAGCGCTCAGCAGTCATCACCGTCACAGGCTATGGTGAAATCCTGCTCCGTCAGCGAGCCAAGCAGATTCGTTCTGTTGACAATCCGAAGGTGGTCTATGACTGCGACACCTTCCGCTATGGTGAGGACAACGGACAGTCTTACGTCAAGTACGAGAAAGCCATCCCTCGCCCACAGGGTGCGCGTATCATCGCCTGCTATGTCCGCATCGTCAAGGCCGATGGTACCGTTGACTACTTCGTGCTCGACACCGACGAAATGCTGCGCTTGAAGCAGTACTCTGGCAAGTCGAACTTCGGAAAGCCTAACGCGCTCTACGGTCAGTCTGCCGACTGCTCCGATATCGACACTGGCTTCTTGAAGTCAAAGACGGTCAAACATGCTTTCAAGGGCTATCCCAAACTCTCCATCGGAACAGGTGGTGCTATGGAGTCCGACAAGGATGAAGAGCCAACACAGGCTCCTGCTGCCGCCGCTTCCGCTCCTGCCGCACAAGGCGTTCAGGTTGATGCTCCAGAAGACACTCCCTTCAATTAACATCAGTAATTATCATGGACGATAACAAACAACTTGCAGTCATCACACAGCAGACTGCCGAAATCACAAAGAATGTCGCTTCTATCAAGACCGACATCACCAATGCTGCAACCGACAACAACAAGTCGCTGCAGGCCTGCCTATCAGCAGGCGACCTCCTGCTCTCGCGCTCGTCGGAAATGAACGACGAACTGGACGCAGAGATTGCTTCCTTCATCAAGAAGGCCAAGGCTACGGCCAAGGCAATGAAAGACCGCCGTTCTACCGTCACACAGGTCTTTGACCTCGTGAAGAAAGGCTTCACCACCATGGAGAACTTCCTCGATGCCAAGTCTGAGGAATCCATCATCTACAAGCTACAGAAGAAACGCGACGAGTACGCCGCTTTCAAACTGGAGCAGCAGCGTAAGGCCGAAGAGGAACGTCAGCGGCTCGCCCGCATCGAAGCAGCCAAGACTCAGCTACGCGAGGATGTTATCACGGTATGCAATCAGATTGTCAACGAGAAGACTTCCGAAGCACTCGACCGTCTCTCTGAGAAGTTCCGTCTGATGACGCTCGACAATGCGGAACAGATAAAGAAGGAAATATCTGAATATCATACCGAAATCAAGATTGCATCCTTCCTGGCCGACCGCAAGCCGTCGTTCTCGCCTGAGATTCCTGCAGAAGAGGCGCGAAATATCATGAACGCGGCCTATAAAGAGGTGAACGAATCGCTCACCAAGTCCTACGCCGACTCAGTAGCTTCTACCAAACAGGACCTACTCGACACCTTCGACTCCAAGGTTTCTGAACTGCAGGAACAGAAGCGACTCGAAGACGAGCGACGCAAGGCCGAAGAGGAAGCGAAGAAAGCTGCCGACGAGAAAGCCAAGGCTGAGGCTGAGGCTCGCGCCAAAGCTGCTGAGGAAGAGCGTAAGAAGCGCGAAGAGGAACTGAAAGCGGCTGAGGCACAGGCTGAGAAAGAACGTCTGGAGAAAGCCGAGGCCGAGCGTAAGCAACGCGAGGAAGAAGAGCGCATCCGTAAGGCTCAGTCGCAGACGCAGACGCTCTTCGACCAGGCTCCTGCCGTCGCCGCTCCTGTCAAGGCGAAGGTCTCTCACCACATTGAAATAGATGATCCTACTGGCTTCCTCGCCATCATTCAGATGTGGTGGACGCATGAAGGCTCGAAGATGTCACTCGAAGACCTCAACAAGAAACTGGGCTTCATGGTCAAGACTTGCGAGAAGGTGAAGAACAAAGAGGACATCACAGTCATCGACCCTGCCGTCCGTTATGTCGAGGACATCGTGGCAAAATAGTCTCTCTTGGGAAGTGTGCAGCGTGGTTTTTGCCACGCTGTCCTCCCCACTATTTGTCTAACCCTTAAAAGAATAGTGTATGAACAAGTACAAGACTGTCATCGTCGTTCAGCCTGTGTCATGGACTGGCGACAAAGTGAACAAGTATCAGGCTACTGCCACCGTCTCTAATCATGCTAACGAGGTTGTCAAACGCATCCAAGGCGACCCAAAGCCTAACGAGGCACTGGCCAAGCAGTCGCTTCTCGAAGAGTTGCGCATCTGGCGTGACGTTACCATCGAAGCCTATGCCGACGTGAGCGACATTCTCACCGAAGAGGCAAAGGCCGAAGCAGCCGCCAAAGAAAGTAAGTAGTCATCGTGCCCTGCGGTTCTCCGCAGGGTTCACCTAACTCCTATCAGCATGAATCACGACCCTTACTACTCTCGCTCAGAGGTATCTAACTCCGACCTCACAGCCCTGCGCAACAAGCTACACCCTGCCCTCGACTTCGTGAAGCCTGCGGCACGTGCCAAGGCGTTCCACCTCGGTACGCTCGTCGATGGTCTCGTCACAGAGCCTAAGAACTGCAATCACTACAGGCTCACCGTTGGCGACGAGAAATATACGTCCGACGAATGGAAGTGGGGCAAGCAGCAGCTCGAAAAACTAAGAAAGGCGGCAACGAAAGATGCTTTTCTCGACTACGTGCTGAAAAATGCCGTCGGCCAGCAGGTCTTCGTCAACCCCTCTCAGCACTTCGACCTCGGTTGCTACTCCTTCGACCTGCCTACGCGCTGTAAGTTCGACTGGCATCTGGGCCTCTTCGGTGGCGACCTGAAAACATGCAGCGCAACGACACAGGATGCTTTTGAACAGAGCATCGACTTCTTCGATTGGGACCGTAGCCGTGCGTTCTACATGGACCTGACGCACTCTATCAATCCTTCTCTGGGCAATCAGGACTTCATCTACGCAGTCTCAAAGACGGCAAACAAAGTCTTCTTCAAGAAGATTGTACGTGGCGACGAACTCTACGAGCGTGGCCGACAGAAGTACCTCGAACTTGCATTTCAATATTGGCTCTTCACGTAGAGCCATCGTTTCCATAGTCTTCGGGCAGGGCGCCACCCTGCCTACTAACAACCGTTTTTTATTCACCCATTTTAATAACAAGCATTATGAAAAAGACTCATTCAAACAAGAAGAGAAGTTCTTTCATTTCGGCCATCCGTGCCAGTAAGTATCGCAATGTCCGTCTCAACGGAGCAAAGCCTGTCTTCACCAAGAGTTACACAGACAAGCGAGTGGCACACTCCGCTCATGGCTTCAGCGGCATCCGCGACGGAGAGGCCGTTCAGACGCTCACGGTCAATCTCGTGAAGTATCTGCAGAAGAAGGTCGAGAACTTCAACCCGAAGAAGCAGCGCATCGCCATCGAGGACCCGACACTCACAGGCTTCGTGCTCTCCTTCTTCACTGGCGGCAAGCGTCACGAGAAGTACATCTGCTTCAAGACCATGCCTAACCGTGCGGTCTATCGTCGTTGTAACCAATTCGTGCAGGCTTATGCCTAAGTATCAGCCTTACCCCTATCAGGAAGTCGGCATTGCCAAGACCCTCGAAATGAAGCGCTGTATCAACGGCGACGAAATGGGTCTTGGCAAGACCGGCCAGGCCATCGTCAGCGTGGCTCGCGCTCACGCTACGCCATGTCTGGTCATCTGCCCTGCATCATTGAAGATAAACTGGCAACGAGAGATCGAGAACTTCACCGACCTCCGACCGCTTATCCTCAAAGATAGCGTGAAGTCCACCTTCCCTTATCTCATAGGAAAGATGAACCTCTATGATGTGGTCATCGTCAACTATGAGTCATTGAAGAAGTTCTTCGTCGTCCACGAAGAGCGTGGGGCCAAACTGAAAGACATCGTCTTCCAAGAGGTCATCAAGCAGTTCCGCTCTGTCATCATCGACGAGTCACACCGCTGCAAGAACCCAACAACGGCAACGGCAAAGCACGTCATGGGCATCTGCCACGGCAAGGAGTATATCAACATGCTCACTGGCACACCTGTTGTCAACGACCCGAAAGACCTTGCCACTCAGTTGTGCATCCTCGGACGTATCGCTGACTTCGGAGGCTACTCTGAGTTTGTCAATCAGTATGGCGACGGTAAGCACCTCGCAGAACTCAACGCCATCCTGCATAACTCATGCTACTTCCGTAGGGCCAAGAAAGAGGTGCTGAAAGACCTGCCTGACCTCACGCGCTCTCGAGTCATCACAGAACTCGCCAACCGCGACGAGTATGATCTCTGCGCCAACGACCTGCGGACATGGCTCAAAGATTACAAAGGGCTGACCGATGCTGAGGCTCGTCGTAAGATGCGTATGCAGGCACTCGTCAAGTTCATGAACCTGCGTAAGCTGGCAGGACAGGGAAAGGTCGATGCTGCCGTCCAGTTCATTAGCGACACCGACGAACAGATAGTGGTCTTCGCTGAGCACCACGACATCGTGGACGCGCTCAAAGAGGCCTTCCCCGATGCTGTCTGTGTCACAGGCCGTCAAAACACCGTTGAGAAGCAAG